TGTTCTAACTAAAGGATTCATTACACAAAAATTTCCACTACTTGCCATATTAATTAACTCCCAAATGTTGGACTATCCAACACGATATTCGTGTCAGTTAAGCCACTTGTAGTAAATGTATTTCCGTTTCCACTACTGTCTGTGCCAATGGCTCCAGATACAAATTTAAGGTAAGCTCCATTATTTCCGAAGGTGAGACCACTTACAGAGACAGGCTTCCAAACCCCATTCTTTTCCTCTGCAAAAGAAGTTGGTGCAAGTTGTTGCCCATCTATTATGACTACCTCTGCTATGTATCCACCTAAAGAATAACTAGCACTCACATGACCACCTAAATTAAGCGTGAGTCCATTTTTATTATAAGCTACAGTCGTATTTTGTGATACTGTTGTTGTATATCCAGTCAGTTGAGTTCCATTTTGATATACTTTTACTCTATTTGTAGATGTTCCATCAGTAGTATCATACGCTATAACCAAGTGCATAAATGCAGATGTATCTCTAAAAACTGGGTCTAAAGTAGATGAAGAAGTATCACCATCATACGAACCTGAAACTGCAATACCTAGTTTGTCATCAACAGAATAATCAAATGCTGTATTGACACCTGAACTACCATCTACAGTATTCAATACCATACAAAGATTTGTATTACCTATAAATGCTCTTTTTATCCATGCACTAAAAGTCATCTTATATTGATTAGTGGGTGTTCCTAAAGTTCTACTTAATTTTGCTGTTGTTGATCTAGGAATTAAAAGTGACTGTTCTATCTGATGGTCATAAAATCCAGCAGCACTAGCAACTGGTATTGCATTACTGTTTTGTAAAATACTCATCTATGCAAAAATAGCAGAATTGGTCAAATAAGCATTTGTGCCATCAGACAAATACGATATAAGGTATGTACCAGCACTTGATACTGTTGTTGCTAAGTTTGCATCTGCTTTAGTATTTGCATGAAGTGATACTGTATGCCCACCAGAGTTAATAAGTAAAATATAACCAGACTGTCCATCTGCATGATTAGTAAAAGTTAAAGCAAAGTTACCACTAGGAGTACATTTAAAATTATTATTAGCATCCATATCAAATGATCCATCATTATCTGTAGTAAGTGCATTTCTTTGAGGTTTAGTAAAACTTTGTGTTACATCTGTTTTAGCTGTATCGCTATCAAATGCTTGTACATCAGATCCTATTGTAAGACCTAAACTTGCTCTTGCAGTAGCACCACTTTCAGCTACAAAATTAGCACCATCACCAACAATAAAATTACCATTTGTAACTGCTAATCCAGCTACATCTTGTAACTGTGCATCAAGTCTTGCATTTGCTATTGTGCCTGTTAATTGTGTAGCTACTATACTTTTATTTGTAAGTGTTTGAGTAGCTGTAGTACCTACTATTTCTTGGTCACCTCCTGGAGGTAGTGTTAATGTATTAGTTACACTTGCACTATGAGGTTGAGATTTTACTGTTTGTCCATGCGTGTTACTTTCACAATTAAATACAATAGTTCCTGGATTTGTATTACCTTTTAAAACAGTTTTACCGGTACCATTAGGTGCTAATTCTATATCAGCATTAGATGTAGTAACAATATCTTGACCATTCATATCTAAATTTCCACCTAATTGTGGAGTTGTATCTGATGCTAAAGAAGTTAAAACAGAACCAGCAGTAGCAGTTACCCACGCAGAACCATTATAAACTTTTAAGGCATCTTCACTTGTATTATAATACAAATCACCTGTATCTAAAGAACTTGAAGGATCACTACTTGCTATTCTATATTTTTCTGCAAATGAATTAACAGAAGCAACATTAGTAGCAACAGTATTTATATTTGTTATTGCACCAGCTACAGCTGTAATATTAGAATTAGCACTAGCTACTGTATTTAAGTTAGTAACATTTGTTGATGTTGCCATTGTGTTTAAATCTGATACAAAATCAGAGGTAGCCAATGTATTTAAATCTGAAACAATATCACTTGTAGCTAATGTATTTATATCACTTACAATATCAGATGTTGCTAAAGTATTTAAATCACTAACTATGTCTGTAGTAGCTAAAGTGTTTAAATCCGATACTATATCTGTAGTAGCTAATGTGTTTAAGTCTGCGACTACATCACTAGTAGCAAGTAAATTTATATCTGCTACTATATCTGTGGTTGCTAATGTATTTAGATCTGCTACAAAATCAGAAGTAATTAAACTAGCTTTACCAGCTACAGTTGTTATATTTGAAGATATACCAGCTACAGTAGTTACATTAGCTGATATACCAGCAACAGTTGCAACATCAGTTGCCGCTATAGATGCTGATACATTACCACTACTATCAAATGTAAGTATATTATTTGCTCTAGATGCTTTTAAAGGTAAAGTTAATGTTGCTGAAGAATCTTCATCTGATAATTGAATTGATCTTGCTATCTCATCTTCTCTCTCACCCATCATAGCAACCATTTTATCTAAGTCTGTATTTAAACTATCAATAACAAATGGTCCAGATGTAGGAAAATCTGTAGTTCTTTTTACTGGTATATCTCTTACCAATGTATATACATCACTAGCAGTAGCACCACCACCTAATGTTATTGTACCACCACCACTTACACCAGCATTTTGAACTGAATATTGTGTAGCATCACTAGGAGAAGCGGCATATGTAAGTAATGTAGATCCTTTAAATACTTTAATATCTGTTACTTCAAATATTTCAAAGCTATAAGTAAACTGTGTTTGACCACCACTAGCAGTGTACTGGTTTCTTGGTGTTGTATCATTGACTACTATTGCCATTTAATCCTCTATTTGATCCACTATAGTATTTTCCATACTTTTAAACAACCATTTTAAATATAAAATATTGTTGTATGGTATCAATCTGCGTATTATTGATGCTTTTCTATCTAATGTCAATTCATCATCTGCAAATAACCTATAACTATCATAAGCTAAACTACCTACAGGACCGAATGGTTCTGACAATGCATCACCTGTTTCACCAGCAAAAGGATTCTCTTGCCCAAACAAAGGTCGTATACCAAAGTTATTATATGAAGCTACTTCTACAAAGTTATTAATATCTAACCAATAACTTGTTAGTCCTGAATATTCAATACCTCTTATAATTTTTTCTGTTAAAGATTTATTTTCCCACCAACTTCTATTTCTAATATAATCACTTGCTACCCCAGCTGCTAACATAGCAACAACCCCAGCCATAACTCCTTTGTGTCTACCTTGCAATGTAGATAGTAATATTTTATTGTTAGCGGCAAAACTCCAACTCATAAATTGTATAGGTAGTTTAAAAAATGTATGTTGTCTATCACCTAGTAATTTACCAAATCTACTGCCTTTAAATTTACCATATGATAATAGTGGTTTATCTGCATCTGTAGGTGTAATGATTGTGCTAATAATGTCTGCTCTAACAGCCGCAATATACTTTCTAGCTAACTCTGGTTCTTGATCCATCCACTTTGTAACATTGCTATAATATATTTTTTTACCTCTTTCGCCATTATTTGCTCTCCAAACTTTTGCTATCTTTCTTAAATCAGTTCTTGTTAAACCATGCTGTAGTAATATTTGTTCATCAAACTTTAAGTTTTTGGTTGTTGGTTTACCATCAACAATAGCTATGCCAGTTCTAATTATTCTATCAGCAGACATACTTGATACCCATCTTTTAAGACCTGTAGTCCATTGATTTAATAAATTTACATTATAAAAACTAGCTGATGCTCTATCTGTAATATCTGCAATTTTATCTCCTATTTTACCTAACTTTCTATTACCATGCATACCAAGTGATGAATCAATATCTGACATTCTAGTTGCTACTGTATTAAGTATTGGATCATTAGCTTCTCCAGTAACAATAAGTAAGTCTTCTTCTCCAGCTTTTCTTAATGCTTTTTCAATACCATTTAAATCACCTAGCCAAGAATTAATATATCTGCCAAAAGTTTCTCTTAGTCCTCTAGATAGAATTACTTTAAATGGATCTGCAAGAGATGCTAGTGTTGCACTACCCATCATAGTAAGCTGTGCATATTGCTGTAATATTCTTGCTACTTGATTAGAACGTGAGCCTGTATTAGCACCTAATCCCATTCTACCCATAACAGCATAAGATAATTCACGCATATCATCATATTGATTTGCAAATCTATTTGCTTCTTTATTGTAGTTTTTATTTACTTCTTTACTATATCTTTGTATAGCATCATCTATAGATTGAAATAACTCACTATCTCCAAATCTATCTCCATTAAACATTCTTGCCATTTCTACATTAGGTCCGAACCTTTGCATATACACTCTCATTACTGAGTCTGCATTTACATCTATAAAATTAATTTTATCTGGACCAACTCCTACAAACAAACTATTAGGTGCATCAAGTTTTCTATGCATAACAAACTTGTTTAAACCTTGCCCATTTATGTTTTCTACATTTAAGTTATCGTGATCAGCAATAATTCTGTTATAGGTTTGTGTAACTTTTTTATTTATTTCTGATTCTATTTTAGCTTTATCACCATCTTCAATTATTGATGCTAGTCTACCAACAGGATTTTTTAAATAATGATTATACAGAATACCTCTAAATAATACTTCATTATCCTGTATTGCTCCTGTATTCCAATGTCTTGTAAAATAAAACTTTTCGTTTGTAGGTTTAACTGGTTTTGTATACAATGCTTCAAATGTTCTTGTCATATTAGCTATCAAAGAATCTGCATCTAATCTTTGTGGGTTTTCTATTTTACCAAGAAGCTGACGTAATTTGTTTGCTCTACTTTTACTACCACGTACTGTTGTTTCACCTATCTTAAATGTTATAATCTCATCTAATATAGCTTTTTCTCTTGGTGTTGCATTTTTATATATACTTGTAACTCTATCAATAAGAATATCATAATATGCTTTTTGTTTTTTTGTTAAACCTCTAGTAGCAAATTCTTCAGATAGTTCTCTTAATACTTTTAGATTTCTTTGATGAGATTTTTTTAATCTCTTCATAATATCTTTTTCTATATCTAATATAGATTCTGGATTTTTTATAATTTTTTCAAACTCAGCAAAAGCATTTTCACTTTCTGCATCTAGTTCTTCCACTAAATCATCTAATCTACCTTGTGTTCTTTCTGTATTTCTTATCTTAGAAAACTGAAATCTTTCTAATGATTCTATACTTTGTAAAGCTGTATATATTCTTTGCAAGTTATATCTTAATCGTAGTTTATATTCTCCAGTTGCTTTTTTTCTATTTGCTCTTAGTAGTCCTTTTTGTATATTTAAAGCACTTCGAATCTCTGTAGCTAATTGTTTATGCCTTCTTAATAAACTTTTACCTGTCATAAAGAAGTTAGCTTCTATACCAGACTTTTTAGCAAGATCCATTTTTTCTAAAAACTTTTGTGCTACTTCTTTTACTTGTGGTATTTCATGTTCTATCTTTCCAGAATCACTACCTTTGATAATAGCAAGTCCTACTTCATCCATAAAATCTTTGTATTTTAAAGTACCATCTCTAGTAAAAAATTGTCTTATTTTTTCTTTTTGTAATGGTATGTTAATACCAGTTATGTATGTAGGATCTTTGATATTTTGTACTGCTTCAAGGTATTTGTTTTGTGCAAACTTAATATAGTCTGCTGTTTGTCCTAACCATATACCTTTGTTTAAATTAACAGTACCACCAATAGTATTGTTGGTAATAACTCTACCTAATTTAGAATCTCTAAAAGCTATACCAAAATCTGCGGCAACATTAACACTCCAATCTCTAAGTCTTTTTGCTTTAAATCTTGTTACTGATCTACCAAATATACTGCCTTTTAAAGTAAACTCTAAACCAAATGCTTTTTCTGGAGCTACTTCTTCTTGTATAGTTTTTTCTTTTAAATCTACTTCTTCTACTACATCATCTATTTCATCATTTTTATTTTTAGGTATAGGTTTTACTTCTTTATAATCTACATCACCTGATACTTTTATATCTTCTTTATTTACAGGTTCTACTTTCTTTTTAGGTATAGGTTGTTTTTCATTAGGCTCATATGTTATTAGTTTTGTTTCTTTTGATATATCTGCACCATCATCAGAATAGGTAGCTTTACTAAAATTTTTACCAGAGTTTCTTGTAACATGACCTATTGTGCCACCAAGCAATCCACCAAATAATGTAGACCCTCCTAATGCAAAAACAGTTTCAATAGGTTCATATAGTGGATCGTTGTATCCTCTAAACCCTTCTTGTACTCCTGTTACTGCTGATGCTCCCATAGCTAATCTTGCCGCTCCTTTTGCAAAACCCATTCCTACAGCTGTTGGTATTGGTATCAAATTTATAGGATCAAATACACCAGCAAACAAACCAGCAGATATAGAATTATTTATACTTAATTCTTTTCTAATACCTTCCATCTTTGAATATATATTTTTTCTATAATCAAATTCTTTTTGACTTTTAGAATCTATGAGATCTTCATACAATTCAAAAGGCTCTGATCCATCAAACATATCAGATGTTACGTTAAAATTAGGATCATCTTCAAAACCAAATAGCTGTCCTTCTTTTATTCTAGATATGACTGGTGCATACATAAGTTTGTAGTTACTACCAACATCTTGCCACCATGTAGGATTTTCATCTACTTCAAATATCTCAGGCAGTCTACTTCTTATATGGTTTATTTTGTATGGATTTTGAAAATCAGTAGCCATCAATTATATCCTGTACATCTTTATTATAAAAATATCTATTTAATAATTTAAAACCTTCTTCACTACCTTTTGCATTAGGATCATTACTATTGTATCTATCTTTATATAACTTTGCCGCTTGATCTATTGTCTTATATGATGATGGTATAGTCATAAGCCATAATCTCATTACAACTGCGGCATTAAATGGCACTCTTAAATCTGAATGTTGAAGTTCTGAAAATTTAAAATCTATATCTGGATATTTTTCATTAATTACTTTATCCATTTTCTCTACATTCTTTGCAAACTTTCTGCTAGATTTTATTTTAAATTTTTGTAAATCAGCAAAAATAGGAATTATATCTTTAGGCTGACCATTTTCATCTATAATAGTTCTACGTTTATCAAATTGAAAAATACCAGTGCTTACTCTATCAGGATTAAAAGTTCCATCTGCTAAACCAAATTTACTTTCTGCTTTTGCTGTACTTAACATCATTCTAAAGTTATCATCTCTACCAGATTTAGTGCTAGGAAATGCTTTGTCAGATAAATCTAATACTTCATTAATCACATCTATAGTTACTTTTACTCCTTTAGCATTTTCTGTAAACATAGGTAGTGGAGCCTTAATGTTTTGATTATCTTGATGTGTTTTATTATCAGCATCAATTACTTTTTTTAATCTAATTTGATGTTGTCTAACTTCTTGTACAGAATCTCCTGATACTAAATTATTTAGACCAAGTGATTTTGCATGAGCTACTATTTGACTCTGTGGCACATCTTCTAATTTACCTTGAGCATTTACTCGTATAGTTGGCACTAAATAATGCGTTGTTTTTTTCAAGAGTCCTAAATCATTTTTTAAAAAATCTTGTAAAGTTTTTTCTTCTGGATAAGAATCTAAAGATATAATTGTACCTTTTACTGTTTGTATTTCTCCATTTTCATTTGGTTTTGCTAAAAATAAATTATCTCTATGATAAGCTATATAGTTAGATCCATTTTTAATATCTTTATATAAATTATCTTCACTAAATTCTTTATAAGATAAGTTTTCTAATATTCTTGGTTTATCTTTATCATCTACTACTGTACTATTTTCTATATTTCTTTTTGCTATTTTAATATTATTGTTAATTAAATTCTTGGCATCTAACACTGCTTGATTTTTTATTGCATTATTAAGTTGGTTAGTACGATTTACAGTAAATTTAAATATATCAGTACCATCCATTAAATAGTCTTTATTAGTAGCAGTCATATTATTTTTATCAAAATAGTGCATTTGAACAGCATATGTTACATTAGTTGAACCATCTGCAAGTTCTTTTGTATCTACTTCTTGTAGTCTTGCATTTTTACCAATTACTATTGGTACATTTTGTTTTTGTCCATTTATAGTAATACTAGGAGTTAATATATCTTGATTTGTTTTTAAATTAGCATTATTAAAGTTTAATTCTAAATTATGCTCACTTGCAATAATAGTGTTAAAATCTTTTATTCTAGTTTCTTCTTTAAGTTTACCAGCTAAAAATGTTCTATCTTTATTAACATCAGGTATAGTAATTGAATCTTCAATAATATCTAATAAATTTGGTTGTGATTCTTCTAAAGATACATTGCCATTACTTAATATTTCACTTGCTAATTTTACTTGGTATGAACTCATTAAAGATTCTAAACCATTATATTTGCTAGTTATTGTTATTTCTTTATTAGTTGCTAATTTATGGTCTATGCTATCTACCTTTTTTGATTTTACAAAAGGTGTTTTAGATGATGGTACAAATCTATTTACTCTTGATGATAAATCTTTTTGTATATAATCTTCAACATCAAAACTATCTTCTCCTATATATCTTCGAGATATAACATCAGAATATACTGCATTTGTAATATCTGTTAAATTTTCTTTATATATACTTAATTTATCTTCATCATTTTTAAATTGTTTTTCAGCCATAATTTGTATAGCACTCTTAACATCTTTGGTTGTAACATTTTCTTTTGTTTTATTTTTTCCTATAATTTTAAAAACATCATTATTTACTATATTTAAAATATCTGGTTGCTGAAATAAGTCTTGTAATGTTTCAAATTTTTTAACAGTAATACCTGAATATGATCCATTTTCATTTAATTCAACATTTAATCCTCCAATACTTTCTAAAAAACCAATGCCAGAAGCAGTTCTATTCTTTTCTCTAAAATATAAATTTTCATTTTCTTCTTTAATAATATCTAGTATAGGAAGTGATTGTTCAAATATGGTTTTTAAATTTAAATATCTAGCATCATGAATTAATCCATGTAAAGGTTTTGGTAGTTTTGATAAATTGTGTAGTTTGCTTATTACTGTAGCAAACTCAGGACTATTAACTAATGTTTGTCCGTTTGCATCTGGTTTCATTAACATTTGTGTGATTGTTGTATTACTACCTAAATCAATATCTTTTAATTGTGGATTAAGTTGTAATTCATCTTTTAACATCTCAACAAATATTTTATCTGCATTGCCAGGTGTAACTTCTTGATATATATTTTGATTCACCAAAGAAACCATATTATCTAATTTTTCTACTTTTTTACCAGAGCCTTCTCCTCTTGCTCCTCTACTAAATCTATCAAACAATTTTTTAATTGCAGTCATTCCATTAGATCCAGCAAGTTCTATAAGTTCTCTACTACTTACAGCATTATCATTATCTAAATAAAACTGATCATAATCTTCAGTTAACACACCATTATTCAAAATCATAAGATTGTGTTCTATTTTTTCAGGATCTAATTCTTCTATATTAATTTGCTTCATAACTTGTGCAGTAGCAGTTATAGATTCAAAATTATCTATTGAATATTTTGTATTAGGATGATTACCTTGGTGTATAATAAGTGCTTTCTTTAACTCCTCAGGATCTGTAGCAAGTTCATACATTTTTAATTCTAATTCTTTTTCATCTTCTTTTAGATTAATAGCTTCTTTCTTTTTTAATCTATTAAATAAAAATAATTCGCCTAATGTTTCTATTTTAGCTATTGCTTCTGTTTTAGATTTTAATGCTGATCCTGTAAATGCTTCTGAAGAATTAGTTGGTACAAAATTTTCTACTGAGTTTATAAATTCTTGTTGCAAAGTTTGTAATTCTTCATTTGTTCCTGTAAAAGTTCTAATATCTTTATTTGCTTGATCTAATACACTTTTATAAAATTGTTTTGATTCTACTGCATTTGTATTTTGTTTTGATCTTAATTCTATCATTGATCGTATTGTTGAACTAACTTCTCTTCTTCTTGCTTCAGTTGGAAACATAGCAACTATATCAGAATAGCTATAACTTTTATCTTCTCCATTAATTTTTAAATTAACTGTACCTGTTCTGTTATGTATTATTTCTAATACACTCATTAATTGATCTCTATTATTTACAAAAATTAATTCATTACCTTTTCCTTCTTCTATTTTAGATATTTCTTGTATAAATGCTTGTGCAATAGGAATAGATTTTATTTCAACTTCTGTACTAGCTTTTAATGCATCAGCTTCATCTGGACCAAATAATATGTCTGCTTGATTTAAATGATTTTTTAGTTTTGTTTCATTTTCTTTTGAAGGACTTGATTTAAATTCATCTAATAATGTTGTTTTTGTTTTATTCCATGCACTTCTATTTTGATTTACTAAGTTTGTTCCTACTTGTTGTTTTTCTGCATCTAATATTCTTGTAATTGTACCATCAGCATAACTAGTAAAATCATTTTTAAATTTTAAAGGTAACGTGTCTAAAATATTATTTTTTGCTTCTTCCATATCTGTAGGTAAATTACCAATGCTAAATGCAGAATCTGGTTTCTTTACATGATTTCCTCTAATATCAGATACTTCTCTACCAAATGATGTTTGTACTTCTGCTAAATAATTTTGATCATATATTTCTTCATAAGTTTGATTATATATAGAACCTCCATCTAATATAGGATCATATATAGGTTTATTTGTTGCTGGATGTATTTCAAATGTTGCACTTTCTGCATTTTCTTTTGCATCTTTTTTTGCTCTATCAGTTGCATTTTTAATAGCTATTTGTCTAAATTGATCTGATGATTTACTTACAGCATTAAAGAATGCTTGTACTGGTCTAGTGTCTACTCTACCTAAATTTACATTAACTTGTGTTCCTGTATCTACTTTTAATCTATTTAAATCTGAATATCTTTTTACCATAATTATCCACCAGTCTTTGTTGCAGAAGATGCAGACAATCCACTAGCTACTGTACCTGTAGCTGATGCAATACCAGCAGCAGTATAAAATCCACTTAAGTCTGGTTTTGTACCTTGTACTGTATTTACAGCAATTTGTGTTGAAAGCCTACTATCCTGTACCCTTCTTCCTAATCGTATATTATCTATATCTAATCGTAGACTTTCTTCTTCTTTGTTTAATATTGCTAAAAAAGATTGATTATCTTTACCTTTACCTAATGCTCTTATGGTAGCTATGTTTCTAGCATATGCTTGTCGTCTGTTATTTTCTTCTATTTTAGCATTTATTTTTGCTAGTTTTCTTCTTTCTTCTAATTCTGCATTTCTTATTTTTGCTTCTTCTTCAGCAAGTTTATTATTTATTCTTGATGCTTGTGCTTGTATTCTAGCACTTTGAACAGTAGCACCAGCACTTATTGCAGTTAAAACTAAAATTGCATCACACATTAAACAGCATACTCCATAACTAATCCTGTTATTCTAACAGGCAAAGGATCGCTTTGCGTAATAGTAACAGTTGCATCTTTGTTATATCCTAATAAATAAAAATCTTTTTTACCTGTTACAGCAGTTGGTGCTATAGATAAATCATCTGTTACTTGTCTTAAAACTAATGTATTACCTGATACAGAAGTAGCTAGTGCTGAGTTAAGTCCAAGTATAACTTTACTAATTCTTTTTGGTTTACCTTGTAAACTACCACTAGGTAATGCTATTTCTACAGGCATTGTTTCTACATTAATATCATAATTAAAACCTACAGTAATTGTAGTAGTATCAAATCCAGTTGACAATGTAAGTTGTCCTCCACTAGTTACAGCAAACTCACCCATATAAAAATTACCACTTCTTACTTTAACAGTTTGACTGGCATAATTAGATAACCCAGTAAACACAGTACCAGCACTGCCTATTGTAAATGTTGATGCATGGTCTAGTGTATTATCTTCTGTACCCATTTCTTCTATATAATATGCACTATTTCTAAATACAGTAAAGAACAATCGTGATCCAACAGCTTCTACACTTTTGTATGATGCACCATCAGTTGTTTTCCATTCAGTCCATCCAGCTAATTTTTCTGCTCTAACTGCATGAAACACACCAGCAGTACCATCAGTATTTATAAATATAGCATATGATTCTGGTCTTTCAGATGTGCCTTGTAGTATTGTCATATCTATTGGTGTTTGCACTAAATGACTTGCTAATACACTTATATTAGTTGCTGAGTACGATAATTCTAAATCTGTAAACAATAATTCTCTTACTGCTCTGCCATGTTTTTGTACAAATAAAGCACCACCTTCTAAGGTTTTAATATTAACGTGACTGCATCCATGTGTAGTTTGTCTACGTACTTGAAAGTTTCCTGGAGTTAAAACTGCTGTATCTGTTTGTGGGCAAAAGAACTCACCATTTGCTGTAAAAATAAGTAAGTGTCTATTAGATACTAAATGTCTTATGTCTGCTACTTGTGATGCACCAATAGAAGATTGTATACTATCTGCATCATTACCTTCTCCTAAATCAAAATTAAAAAACTCATCTACCTTTGATGCCCATACAAAATCTGGTAAACTTGATGAGCCACCAAACCACAACCTACCATCATGAAATGTAGATGATGCTGGATAACCTCTTATAGAACTATAAGTTTGTTCTTTCCATCTAGTGTTTACTTGATTTGCACTTGATATAAAAACTGCGGCTCCTCCACCAGCGGCAGTGTTGGATGCATTAGTGCTACCACCAGCAGAAAATGTATAACTATCTTCAGTTAAAACTGTAATTGTTCTTGATCCATTTATGTTTGTAGCATCAATTCCTTCAATACTGTTTGATCCAGATATATTTACAGTTGCTCCATTTGCTAATCCATGTAGAGGATCATTGACAGTTATTGTTTTTGTTCCATTAGCAGTTGTAAAAGGATCTATAATTAATTGTTTTTGTAATGTACCAAGTATTGTAGCTGTTACTTGTGTAGCACTTGTAAATCCACTAATTAATAAAGTTGTATCTTCTATCATTAGATAAACACCTACATAATCAGAAGTAAAATGATTTACACTTGTTGTTAAGGTAACACTACCAGTTGTACCACTTGCTGATATAGTGGTGGATGGATCAGCAAATTTATAATATGGTTGATATATATTTTGTGCATCAGAATCAAAAGCAAAATTACTTTTAGTGAAAGTAGTTAAACCAGTTCTAAATAGTTTTTGTGTTTGCATACTAGGATGAGTAATAATCATAGTATCACCAGATTGACTAAACTGCATTTCGAATAAAATACTAGTAGTCCATACACAACCAGTAATAGATTGTGCTAATGAATCATCTCCAAGATAATATATATCTACTCTTTGATTGCCAAATGCTAGTACATATTGCTCATTATCATCAAAATCAAAACCTACAAGTCTAGCATTTCCTGATAAACTTGCATATCTTTTTGTTCCGTTTCTTCTTTTAAATCCACCTTGTGAAAACAAACTAACATTCTGCATTTGTCTTGCTCCGTTGGTATACGCATTTACATCACTACGCATATCCATTAATGGATCAAGTTCACCAGCTTGAAATGTTGTTTTTAGTTGTCTAAGTAATGCTCTCGTTTTTGCCACATTTACTCCACAGTTCCTTCTATACTAGAAACACCTGTAGAATTTCTTGTGTTAGCAAATCTAGTAACTCTTAATCTGCTAGATGTTCTTTGTTGTGCATCTAGATTTTTAGCTATTGCTAATTGTCTTTGTGCTTTGCCTTCCAAAGAATCTGATAGTGCATTGTTTTGTGCTACAGCATATCCAAATATAGAAGCTAATGATAGTTCTAATAAAAAAATAAAATAGGCAGGAAAAAATTCCTCAGGATTAGTTGCACCTTCATCATAAAATGTATAATCTATATATACTGAGTCTGTAGAAGTTGCATCATTATAAACCATATCTCCATATCTCTCAAACTTTATTGGCATATCATTAACAAACACACCATGTAAACCTACTAAATCACTAGGCAGTTGATAAGCGGCATCCCATTTATGATCAGGTGCATCTGCTAATCTTGAAAGTTGTGCCTGTTTACTGGCAAACCTCCATCTATAACTGGACAATGTATTCTTAACTGTATCTAAATACAGGTTACTAGCTACTGTAGATTCTGTTGTTCCATCTGCAAAAGAAGTTATAGGATTTGCTCCTATCATAACTAATGCTCTTGCACATATATCTATCTTTGTAGTAGCCATATAATGTTGGGGGAGTTACCTCCCCCATACTCCGTTAAGCAAGAAGTGCTACTGTTACTGTAGTTGCACCAGTTGCAGATGTTACAGTTGCCATATCAATAGTGGCAGTACCACCAGTTGATCCTATGATAACTATTACATCAAATTGTTTTAATTCATTAGTTACATCATTAAAGTAACCAGAATCGTCAGCTGTGCCTATCGCATCTGTGGTTTTATATATCCACATTCCAGGATTAGCACCACCAACCTTAAATAAATTTGTTGAATCTAAAGCCATTTGTACCTCCTATTCAGCTATTTGCACTTCAAAGACTGCGTTGTCGTCAATTAAGACAACACCCAGACTCATATATGCAGTTATTAAGTTAGACACTCTTTCAGGAATATAGTTGATTTCTGTTGTTACATCAGAACCCATAGCTACTCCTAAGCCAGTTCTATGATATGCAAAGCATTGTCTTTTACTTGATGTAGTTGGTAAACCACTGTGTACCATCCACATAAATCCAAGCCATCTTTTTGCAACCATACCACCTTTATATGGTAATTCATCTGGTCCGATAAAATCAGCATCAGCAAATGCATTGATATTTAGTAAATCTACCCAACCATCAGGTGATACAACAAAGTATCTTTCACCATCATCAGGTATATCATTTTCACCCATTGAAGAAAATACTGTGTTAATCTTAGTTAGTGTAAGACCATCAGAGCCACTTTCTGTTTGTGTGTTTGATGTACCATCAAGAGCAGTTGTTATTAGTTCGTCAGTTTTTCTTCCTAACGCACCAGCACTACTTTGTGCAACAACCATTCTTTCGTCTATGTTAGTCTTAAGTTCATCTAATCTATCAACATAATCTGCACTATAGTAATCACTTAGTGTTGCAGTTACGTTTGTATGATCGATATTCATTATTGGTACTTGTCCATGTCTTGATTTCTGAACAGCAGAACCTTTGCCTACTTTTTGAAAAACTGTTTGATTACCATTTACGTTTGGTTTCTGTCTAATGGTATCTTTGAGTTTAGAACCCATTCTTTGATAAGCCATATGGACATCACTCTCAAACTGTTTAATAAAAGCAGTAGAAATTGATATAGCCAATTTACTCTCCTTATAAAAATTAATAAAAACAACATTGAGATTGTCGAGCTTATCTTCTGTCCAGTTGTCCGAATGGGCTAAACTCCGATAATTTCGGTCTACTAAACTACATATACTTAATTTTTATTAGTTTTGCAACGAGAAAATTTTATAAAATTTAAATTTTTTCTTGTAATAGGAACTTTATCAAACTTACAATCAAGGTATTGTAGTAAACGAATTGCTTTTTCATTACCTAACCACACGTAATTATACAAATAATTGTAAGGTTTCTGTAAAGTATCTGTCCATTGTTTACTTAAAAAAGCTAGTTTTTGTGGTCTTGTAAATGCTTTATCTGTTGCTAACATCCAAAGTCTTGCTACTCCCATACCTTCACTTACAGTTCCAAACATTAATACTGGTTCTTTATCATAAAACAAAGTAAATGTTTGAGCATCATCATGTGTTACAGGATATACTAATGCTTCATAAGGTTTATGTCCAAGAGCCAATACTTCTTTAACATCTTGTTCTCTCATGTTGTCTGCTATGTATCTTGCATCACTTAATTTAGAAGGCTTAACTAACCATACTAAATTATCTATAGAGTTTTTCAAATGCTTCGTTTATTTGTTTTACATAGTTATCATCTCTATGTGTTGGATGCCAATACTTAACATCTTTCATCATAACTTCAAGGTCTGCTCTTGTTTTTCCTGAAGTTAAACTTGCTTCACCTTCTAAAGATACTGTTGTTTGTGCCATAGCTATCATTTTTTCTACAGCTTGTACTCCTTCAGCAGTGGTACAAATATTTGATATAGCAAGTCTTTCACCTTCATTGAAGTTTTTATTGGTCCATAGACTTACTGCTTCTAATCTTTGTGTAGCATTTTCACCAAGTTTTGCTAACTCAGCTTTCTCATCAAACTGTGGTTGTGATTTAATAAATAAATCAATACCAGCATTAAAAGCATCTTGGTTTAATTTATTATCATGACAATATTTTTTCCATCCTTCCATTAAAGGTGTTTCAGTATTATATTGTTCTGGTATTTCAGGTAATATATATTTGTCTGGTGCTTCTGGAATACTTTTTAATTGCTCTTGTTCTATTTCAGTTTTTATTTCTGTAGTTAGTTCTTCTTTTTTTCTTGATGATAACTTTTCTAATTCAGCATAAGACTTACTTAAATTCTCATAATCCGGATTTCCATCATTCCAAAACTTTTCTGGTAGCCACTCTGGTCTTTCTGCTACTTCTCCTACTTCATTTTTAGTTTCCTGTTCTGTGTTTATTAGACTCTCTTGCTCTGACATTTTTGCCCTCCTTTATACGTTGTTCAATAATACCAACTAGAAATCTCATACCTTCTCTTTGTCTAAGTTCTTGATCAGATATATTAAATCCAGCTACACTTTCGATTGTTATACTTCTCAAATACTTTAATGTTTCTACACCAGCATCAGTCACAAAACAAGACAGAACTGTGCTATTAAGTTTATCTTCATTACCTTGAGATCTCCTTACTCCATCAATACTAACTTGTAGGGGTTTCTTGTCCTTCATTACCTTGCTGTGCCATTTGTTGTTGCATCTGTTGTTGTTGCTGAATAGCTTGTGTCATTTGTGCAATAGTTTCATTCATTTGCTCTTTACTTCTAATTAATCTTGCTGGTATTCCAAACTTTTCTGCTAAAAATTTAGTAGCTTCGTTATTATCTACTAATAAATTTACAAGTTGTGGTCCAAATCTAGCTTGAACTAATTCTAAAAATCTATTGAATCCTGATATATCTTGATTTGCTTGTGCTTGTGCAAGTGGAGATGTAGATAAAACTTTTATTTCTCTGCCATTTACTGTTGGTATATCTATTCTACCTTGCTTTTTAAGTATATGTATTACTCTTTGTAATACAGGTGTTACCATTTCTGCTTGTAATCTGCCAAAAGAAGAACCTATCTGCCTTGATAAATCTGCCATACGTTCTGCTACTTCTGTTGCAGACATTGGTGTTGTATTTGGATCTCCAAGCATTTCATTATATAATGCTTTCTTTATATTTGTACGCATATCTTTTAATACTAAATCAGCAACATCAAATCTTCCAGCTGGTGTAATTGGTTCTAGTCCTCGAGATGATGGGGAACGTGGTATTATTGTGCCTGGTAGGAGTTGTATGGTGTCCACATTGATAATCCCATCATCTTCGATTTGATACATACCAGATATAGACATCTGTGCATTTTCTAGTATCATTTCTATTACCAAGTTACAGGTTTTTACTGCTGGTAAACTATTAAGAAGTGGACCACGACCATATACTTCACCAGCGGCTTTACTCCAGCGAAATACTACATATGGATTAGATCCTTCTCCTTTAAATTCTTTTCTATCATAAACGTGCTGTGGATTAGTACCAAAAATAGTACAATCATATTTCTCAACATTTGGTGTATCATAATTTCTAGATACACATTCTACTATCTGCACAAATAAATCTTTACCATTATCTAATTGTCTTTGTATTTCTAAAGGTAAAACAGCATTAGGATATATAAGTTTAATATTTGATGCTTTTATTTTTCTAGTTCTATATATTGTATCAACAGTATCATTCGGTCCTGTATCTAAAGTTAATCTTGATAGTGGCACAGCAGTAAACCTGACAGGTCTTACTGCATCTCCTTCTTCTACTAGCAAAGCACCTGTACCTACAGCTAGATCCAAAAATGATTCATGCACTTCTTGTGAGAAATTACTATTTTGCAATACTTCAAATATATAATTTGTAACTCCATCTAATGCTTCATTAGTTGCTTTACGATCATCTGGTGGTACTTCACTACCAGCAATCAATTCTGCCCACCTTGCAAAGTTAGGAACAATACCAGCTTGTAGTCTTGATGCAAACTCTTGTACACCAACCACAGCAGTTTCATCAAATATCTTATCTGTTTTACTTTGCCCAGCAGTTGTTGGATAAAAACTTTCTCTTGCTGGTAGAGCATACTCAAAACATTCTTCAAATGTTGGTCGCCATAATTCTTTTATACTTTCTGCTCTCTTATATCTAGCCAACATAGATTCAAGATTATTCATTTCTTTAAAAAGTGGTTCTGGAACGATTGCTACCATATTATCCTAAGTTTGTGTTTTGTGTTGTGTTTGTTAAATATCCAGCACCAGAAGATGATAATAAACTTCTTCTACCAAATCCTTGTAATAATCTTTGCCTACGTGCTTGTGTTGCTTGTTGTTGCATTTGCAATCCTTGTTTTCTATCTTTTTCTAACTTATCAGCAATAGATGGATCAGGTGGTGGTGGTGGTGGAATGTATGGCATACTAGGTTTGCCACCAAAAATATTTCCTATACACATATATACTCCTTTACATTCTTGAACGAATATCAAAAATATTCCATTTCTTTCTTATATTCTTTTTTGACTCTCTTGTAAAGACATCAAAATGAGTTTTTGCTTGTACTACTTTTGACTCCTGTTGATTGCCTGTAATTTTTTTACCTTCACCAGCTCCTAATAATAAATATTGAAGTGCATCATGTACGTGTGAATAATCATTCTTATCTGGTTTTTCTGTATATCTTTCACCAGATACTTGTAGTCTTTTATATTGATACCCACCAGCAAAACCTTTTATTAAATGTTTACAACTCTTATCAATAAGCATAGCTGGTTTTCCTTCTATTAATCTAGTAAGTGGTGCATTTACTGCTTCAAGTCTTAGACTTACATCATTAGATGGTGCTGGATATGCTTTAATACCAGCACCACGTAATATCTGAAAAGGTGTAGACTCATCTGTTTGTGCCCTGTAATCTCCAGCTGGATCTCCAATTATTTTTGCTATTATTTTTTTATTATATTTACTTTGTATCATTTGTCTTAATACTTCAGAAAATTTTACCATACCCATATCTCTTGCTACAATTTCATCTAAGATTAACCAACGACCTCTTACTTGTTGTGCAAATACACAAGCTGGTGTAAGACCAAAGTCTATTCCTACATAGTATGGAACTTCTGCTGGTATGATTGGTTCTGATGCTACATGAGTATCCATAGAAAAATCTTTATATACAGGTTTACCATCTTCTATTGTTCCTAAACGATTCATTACATACACATCAATCCAACTTTTTGTTTTTCCTCTAACTATAGATTGATAGTAATCACTTCGTAGATTTTTTGCATTTTCTGCTTTCTTACTTGGTTCATATCGTTCTACTTCTTTATTTACATTTTTTACTTCTTGCATACCTGGTGGTTGTATAAAAAATTTCCAGTTATCAGGTTTTACTAACATCATTATTTCTTCTTTTGACAAGTGGTCTGGTGGAGGAACTTCTCCACTCATTACACTCCACCAATGATCTTCATCTGGTGCATTAGTGTCTGCTATTACACCATACCAACTCGGTCCACCATCTTTCATAGAAGGGTATCTGCCTACACGCATTGTACCAGCATCTATAATTGGCTTTGCTATTTCTCTTGCTTCATTAAAAAACAAGAATGTTAGTTCTAAAGATAATAATTTTTTTACATCTTCTGGTCTATCTAGTGCCAAAAAAATGACTTCTAAATCTAGATCAGCTATTTTAATTCTATGTGTATATGGTGGTGACCAATTCATTTTACCAAAGTCTTTTTCAGGAAACCAATCTAACCAAGTTTTCATTGTTGTGGTGCGTAACTGAGGATTGGTATTACGCACAACAGCAACACGACTTCTTCGTATGCCATCTGGAGATTTTTTTTGTGCTAAGGCTCTACGAAAAACTTCTATACAACAAGCTACGGATTTACCAGAACCAACTGGTCCACGTATTCCTCGAAAAAAACTATTATCTTTCATAAAAGTTTTGAGGATCTCACCATCTGGCTTGTATGTAAATTTCATACTTGGTTATTATCTACAGCATACTTAATCATTTTACCAGCAACATCTGGACCAAGTGCGTTGATAAATTTGTCAACTTCTTTATCAGTTAAGTCTGCTTGTGGATAAAATTTTAAATGTGTGTTTCTTACAATCTTTCGTAGTCTTAATAAATCTTGAAAGGACAATTCTCTTATAAACATTTTTTCTCCTGTATATCTTTTCTTTTAGCATAATCATCTTCTTCTTCAGAAGTACGCAAAGTAAAATCATCACGCAACAAATCAAACAATTTATTCTTTACTTCTGCTTTTGCTGGTCTTTTACTAAAGTACATTTTGTAATTAATTATATACATTAACAGTTCCAGGCACGAAGTGCTTTATTGATTCTTGAATTAGGATCATTACGTTTCTTTGCACCAGTTAGTTTCTTCTTCATACCTTTCATCCTTGCACAAAAACTTGCTCTTCTTTTATTGCCAACTTTTTTTGATGGTGCTTTAAGATTTCTTTTCTTACCAGTCTTAGTACGACCTTTGTTGTAACTAGCACGACCTTTTGCATTTAATCCACCACTAGGATTTTTACCTTCTTTGCGTTGCCATGCTGGTGTCTTAGGCATTTGCTTTCGCTTTCTTTTGTGCAGTCTTAGATAATTCTTTCATATGAAATAATGGTTTACTTGTTTTGGTGTGTGTTTTACCAGAATGTAATTTACCATTTGGCATTTTATGAGTAGCACCTTTGTGCAGTTTACCATCTCTAAAATAATGTTTCATTCCTTTACCCACGTTTCTTTCCTTTCCTTTTTTTAAATGTTGCTACATTAGTTGGCTTTCCACCAACACCTTGTTTGACTGCTCTTTTTCTTTTTACTGCTGAACGTATTTGTGATTTAGTCATCTTTCTTGCTTTGGCTATTGGTACACATTTAGGATACTTACGTTTTGAACCTTTACTTCTACCACAAGGTTGATATTTACCATTCTTCTTTGGAGCACCAATATCAACCCATTTCTCACCAACCCATTTACGAAGGCTCATGCACGTTTCCTTTTTCGCTTGGTAGTTTTTTTCTTAGCAGACTTTGGTTTGATCCTACCAGAACAAACACCAGAAGCATACATATTAGCATAAGCACTTGGGTATACTTTAAATTTTCTTTTAGCGGCGGCTTTGCCTTTGGCACATAACTTAGCCATACATAGATCCAGATGTACGTTTCTTGTTTTTCTTTATCTTCTTACCAACTATGTTGGCAGACTTCTTCATTGTCTTCTTCTTAGGTTTCTTTGTTCCATATGATTTCATAGTTCCTGGCATTAGTTTATCCTTTCCTTGTAAATGTTGGTAATCTATTTGTATTGATTGCTTTATTAGTAGCTACTTCTCTTTGTTTTCTTAACTTGTCTATAGTTCTTTTTACTTGATCTTCAGGGAATCCTTCTTCTCCTGGAAAAGTACCACTATCAGGTTTATACCCTATACTTTCGTCGTGTTCATATTTATTAGGTCTTGTTGAATATGGATTAACAGGAACTTTTCTTGGCTTTCTTTTTACTGCTGGTTTATCATATTTATCTTTCATTATTACTTACCTTTCTTCTTTTTAGCTTTGATGATTTTGTTCTTTAACGCAGTAGGTAAGTTCTTTTGTTTACCTTTCAATGCTCCGTTAGTTCTGTTCTTCTTCTTCATAGTTTTCATAACTAACTCCTTGTTATAAATCATACATAAAACATTGAAGGACTTTTGTAAAGGAAAAATACGTAAGCTAGTCCTGTTGCAGTATAGTGGTCGTCAGTTTTTAGGGTGGGGTATACTATACAGGTTCGTATGTGTCGTGCTGTATTCTATATAGCCAACAGAGCCGTCTTACTTCAGGTCTATATTCACTTGGATTGCATTACCTAGTTGAGTCTGTTGACTATCTTCAGTCCGTATACCAGCTCGGTCAAGTATATCCTTACTAGCTTCTAATCTGACATACTCTGAGTTAGCATTTTGTGAGAGATTTGATACCGTATCTAAAGCACTGATACTTCTGTATCCAAGTGACTTCATTGCTTGTGTCTGTAGTGCCTTCAAAACCTTATCCTGTTTAAGTAAGCGACTAGCTTCAACCTTTGCTGATCTCTTACTATATCCAGCTTTAATCGCACATTGTGTAGCAGTACCACCATTTGTTAACAGGTTATCAATAAATGCCTGTTGTCTTGTTGTAAGTGATTGTGTTTTGTCTATCTTCATTATGTTCTATAGTAGTGGCTCTATATGTTGTGTCAAGCCAATAATTTGACAGGTACGTTATGCTGGTGTTGGGGGTTGTATATGGGCAGACTCTTCGCAGAGTCTGTCTTCGCATTGCCCTATCTATGATAGTGATTCGGTGCAATGCTCCCACCAAGGTTGCTCAGAACTCCACGCCCTAGACAAGAGAGATAAGCGGAGAATAAACTAGGTAAAATTAAAACACTATTTTCTGTGCGAACAAGTTCGCCCTTATAACTGTGCCCACAGGGTGCAAATTCCTCCGTACCGACCATAACCTAAATTTGCATTTGAATTTTACCTAGTTTCTTTTAGATGGTAACTTAGGGCGTGGTGCCCTGAGCAACAAAAAAAAAGAAAGGAAATCATAATGAAAAACTTTATTACTGATTTATTAAACATAGACGCAGACCACGACGCAGAAACCAATCAACTTGTAATAGGAAGGAGTTCAAATATCGTAGCAGAGAAAATTATCTACTTTGAAAATTGGTATTTAAAAGCATTGGATAGAATGAACGACACCGACAAGAAAATTATGGATAGATTAGAACAAGACAAGGAAGCTGATGTTTCTTTATTGGCTCATAATCTTGAAGTAAATATAAAAGTGTTTGGGTTTTATAAAAATCTTTTCAATACATTCATTGAGGAAGTTTGGACACCAATAAAACAAACTCCTTACACACCTCAAGAAAGAAAAGATATCTTGAATAATTGGGATAGTATCAAAGCTGAGAAAGGAAAGACAGTGAGTCCAGACCAACTTAAAAAGTTAAGAGCTAATATGAAGAAATCTATGGCTAGTTAATCCTGTTATATCCTCCCTAGGGCAATCATTAATTTGGTTGCCCTTTTTTTGTGCAAATATAAAAAAAAATTTTCGCCTTCGGCGAGAGTCGGTTCTCGCACCGACAAGCGACTTAAGACTAGTCTTAAGAATCCAAATTTTATTTTGTATTTGTTTATTAGTTTGTCATATGCCATCTGCTCAGTTCAGTATGCGTGACTCGGTGACCACTTTGCCGACCTCAGCCTACTTGTAGTATATGCGACCAGACATAACATATGACTGCAAAGTTTTATTTAATCAAAGAAAGGAAAATTATGTATACACTAAGACAAGAAAAAACTGCTTATATAATTACATCTATTATATATTCCAGCATAGCAATATTTCTAACATCAATGAGTTTTGTATTTGCTATCTACCCTGTTGCATTTCAACCACAACTTATAGTCCTATGTATAATGGGAGGTATAACTAGTTACATTGGAATGATAGTTGTACTCATCAGACTATGTACTAGAATATAGTTGCATAAATGCATTGTATAAATTATACTATTAATAAAGGAGAATGAATATGTTTAAACTAATACCCCAACCAGATTGGGAACAACACGAACAAGACATAATATATTTACAAGAACTAGAAGAACTGATTATGGTACTGCAAGATTCAGTACAAGTAAACTCTGGAAGTCTAAATGCAGAAATAAAAAACAGATTGCTGCAACAATACAAAACTGATGCAGAAGATTTACGCAATCGTATTGATAGCTTTGGAAATTGAAAGGAGAATGATATGTCATTAAAGCAAGAACAAATACACGAAAGATACTTAGATAAAATGATGCTTGAACATGGATGTCAATTTATGCACGAGTATAATTACAGAGCAAAGAGATTAGCTTATGCATACTTGAGCATACAACAGCTTCAAGCACGACTAAACTTTCTTGAACAATACCATAGTGAAAAACTTGCTGATGTTCATGACCTATGGATTGAACACAAGAATATATTGTTAAGCGAATTAAAACTATTAATAAAAAGAAAAGACTACAATCAGTTTCAATTAGCATCTAGAAAAACTTTGCAGTCTTGGAGAAACTATTATATGGAGAATCGTCATGTCTATCAAACAATTAGCTGAAGATAATCTAAAAGATATTACAGAACAAATCATCAAAGATATGGAACAACACGATCCAAGTAAACCATTCATACCAAAGTGGATTGAAAATTTTCATATGAATGTAGAAGGTAAACCATACACAGGTTGGAATCAGTTTCATCTTAACTTCAAGTATGGTTACAAGACTCCTATCTGGGGTACATTCTTTCAATGGCAAAAGATTGGATTGCGACCTCGTTCTAAAACTGGCATACCATTGTGGCAACCTATGATTAAGAAAGAAACAGATCCTAAAACAGATAAAGAAAAAATAATCAAAAGGTTTAAGACTGTAGCTATCTTTAGTATTGATGATGTTAAAGGTGATACTTCAATCATCAACGACCTAAAAATATCTTTGACTAAACCTACAAGAAAATTTGATCATGATGTTCTAGAAGAAATAGAACCAGAGATAAGTAGATTAACTTGGTTAGGTCTAAAGATAACTGATGGCAATAATCGAGCCTGTTATATACCACAAACAGATGAGATAAAGATGCCACATAGAACACAGT